GTCCTTGAAGCATTAATACTGTCAACAATGGGCACTCTTTCCAATATTCTAGTCTTAAATCCTAAAGTTCGCACTATTTCTTCTATGCTCTTGCCATTGGATGCTAAAGTCTTGTTCTGTGCATCGTGAGGCAACCACAAGGTATCCAACATGTATCCAAAGGTTTGGACCTTGGCAAGAATGGCTGAGATAGTCTCTTGGCTTGTCTCAAAGTACCTAATTAACCTTGTCTCCATGCCTATAAACTGGACAAACCAAATAGCAGTAGCATCTGACCATCCAAGGTCAAATACGCAATGAACTGGCTTGATTGGATCGTAATTGACCCTTGTAATCCTTTCTTGTAGCTCTGCCATCTGTAGTTCCTTGGCAAAAATAGCTCCATCTACAGACTGCCTGCAAACACCTTCCCAGACTGTTGCATAGGCTTCTGGGTCTCTAGCCCTCAAAGCATCCTTTTCAAGCCTCAATGTCTCTGGAAACCAAGGATTGTCAGACCAATTAATCTTAACTACTTGGGCATCTTGTGGAGGATGCAGGATAAACCTTTGATAGGTATTGTCAGACTCTAGCTCTGGGTTAAAACTCACCCAAATCTCTGACTTTTCCTTCCTAATCGTAGGAATTAGCACATCCCAGCTTCTAGCACTGACGCTTTGGCCTTCCTCACACCAACAAATGTCAACACCCTCATAGGACTTGACGTTTGCTACGTTGTTCTTGAGGCCTACAAAGTTGATTTCAGTCCCATTCTTGCCTCTAATAGTCCTGTCAGTGATTTCATAGAAGTCTATCAAGCCCATTGCCAGTATCTGGTCACTCAAGAGCTTGTGGACTGAATCCTTGATGGATGTCTGGAACTCACGAGTACAAAGTATGCGTAAAGGCTTGACAGCTCCTTGGATCAGCAATGCCCTAGCAATGCCCCATGATTTTGCTCCACCCCTTCCTCCCCACAAAACCTTATACCTCGATGGCTTAAACAAGCACTCTAGCTTCTCAGGAAACTCAACCTTGTTGATTACCTCTTGGATGCTACTCATCTGCCTTGACAAATGTGACTTGGATAGATGGGATCAGTGGTGTGCCATTCTCACCTGTAATCTCTTGCTTGACACTCTCACGATACTTTTTGGGAAAGCGAGCCGCCATACTCCTCGACCATATCGAGGCATTCAGTTTTGCACCATCCTTGTGCTCCAACATGTATGCCTGAGCTTGATCTTCCCACCAATGTAACTCTTTAGCTTTAGCTTCTTCCAAGGCTTGCATAAATTCAGGATGAGTATCACGCCATAAGTAAATAGTTCTAAGCGCAAACCCTAACATTCCTGCAATTTGCTCTGTGCTTTTGCCAAGAGCACCCAACTCTACAACCTTATCGCAAAAGGCTGGGTCATAGTCAGTTGGTCTACCTGCTGTCATTTTGGGTAGCCTTCACGAGTTAAATACAACATGTCTTTAATTGGAACATCCATTCCATAAGGATTTTCAGTTGTTCTTTCTTCAGCAGGAAAATATTGTTGCCTTTCCTCATTAGTTAGATTTTTTCTTGACATTACTTGTCTAGCTTCTGATTCACCAGCAAGCCTGTTGTACATTTGGAATGGGTTATATGGAGTTGTTTTAGTATCAAGACCATACATTTTAACCAATTGTTCAGCTTGTGTTCTAGCATCAGTACCTTTAGCATACATTGGATAACTAGCTTGTTGTCTAATTTCATCTGAAGGTATCCAATCATGGGCTTTGGCATTAAAGTAATCATCAGTTAAGGCTTGTTGAGCATTCATGTACCAATCAGAGTTTTTAGATGGTGATAAGCCCATTCTTTCAGCTTTAGCTTCAACTTCCTTACGCCAATTTAAAATATCTCTTGCCTTGATAGCAGGGTCTTGATGTGTAAAGTCTGCTGATGATCCACCTACTGCATGACCAGATGACTCTTGAATAACGTGCTGAAGCTCGTGCAATGCACTTTTAGTGGCATCTTCAGTAGGTAAACTTCCTTTAATTTGTAAATAATGGTTGCCATCTTCAGAAAATCCCATTCTGGCATAGGCTGGATGTTTTTCAGGTAAAAACTGAACCTCAATGTCTTTTAATTCAGGATGTTTTTCAAATAACTCTGGGTGATGCAATACATCACTTACCTTCATTGGTTCAGCAGTTTTATCCTTACCCAATGCTTTCATTTGTTCAAAAACAGCAGATTGAAAGTCTGGACCACCTTTAATAGAAGCAACTTTATCACTTATTTCTTGCCTCCATTGTTTGTCAGAAAGATTTCTAAAAGCTCCAGTTTGCATCATTATTTCTTTAGGGTCTAAACCTTTTCGTTCTAATTGTGATGCTTTAAATGCAATTTTTGCTTCTGCTGGCACAAACATGCCAACTGGTGAATATCCTTCTGCTAAAGAACTTGCCATTTCTTGAGTTTTTGGCCCATATTTGGGAAATTCTTTAGCTGATTCTTCTATCAATTGCCTACTTGCCTTGAGCTTTTGTCCTGCCTGATGTGCCATTGCACCAATCATATCGACAAAACGAGTGCCCATTGCTTGACCACTTTTGCTTGGATTTTTTGCATCAAGTAGGTCAGCTAAAGTAGGCATAAATCACCATTATTGAGAAGGAGTTTCCTCAGATTGTACAAGAGGCTTAGGAGCTTGTGCTTGGGCTTCTGCAACCATTTTGTTCAATAGAGTTTGCATGTCCCTGATCTTGTGCTCTAGGCTTGCAATGATTAGGTTCAACTCTTGGGTTTCATGGGTAAACTTAAACATTATTTTTTTTCCTTTTTCTTTTGTGCTTCACGTTTTTCTGAGTATGCAATTGCCACAGCCTGTTTTACAGGTTTGCCAGCTTTGACCTCAGTTGCTATGTTTTTCTTGAATGCTTCTGGTTTGGTTGATTTAATTAATGGCATTTAACAGTTCCAATTCTTTAATGATGCTTTGGCTCGTTCTGCTGGTCCTTTTGCATTCTTGACAACTCCTTCCATCCTTGCACAAAAACTTGCTTTTCTACCCTCATCCTTTTTGGTCTTTGGGTTTGGAGCTGGTGCTTTAAGATGTGATCCATTCTTGGCATTGTATTCAGCTCTGCCTTTAGCAGTCATGCCAGCACCAGATTCAGTAGAGTTGTAGGTCTTGCCTTTGCCTACAGTCTTGTGCTCTATGGGCTTATCATGCTTCTTCATTTTTTGGCAGTCTTAGCTGATTGTTTAAAAGCCTGAGCAGTAGGAGCACCCTTAGACCCTACCTTACGCATTTTTTCTACAGGCTTACCTTCAGCCTTTTCTTCTTTTATACGTTTTTGTTTTGCATGAATGTTATCGTATAGTCCAGCCATTTAAACCTCCATTACTGCACAAATGTCTGCTTCTTGGATGATCTGGTAGTCCTGACCATCAATATTGTGTGTAGGCCAGTCTAAAAAGTCTCCATTGCCATATTTGATTAAATCACCAACTTGGCATTGGTCAACATCTGGACCTATTGCAACAATCACACCCTCGTTAAAGGGTTCTTTGTTGTCAATGTAAATAATATCAGAGATATTTCTGACGTGTGGCTTAACCACAACACGATCAAACAGAGGTTTTAGCATTTGGCCTTCTCCCTCTTTTTGGACTCGCAACTACTGGTAATTCAATCAGTTTGCGACTCATGGTAGAAAAAACACCTGAATCACATGACTCAGGTGAAGTCTTGGCAACTGCCTCCAAGCTCTTTGCAAATTCTCCACACCATTCATTTTCATGTCTGTTTTGGTAAGTAGGAAATCTTCTACAACTACCTAAATTACTGCCCATGAAATAAACGCATGTCTTACAATTGTTTTCAGCCATCGAGTGCCCTCTCACTTGTTGGTTAGAAAGCCCTTTAGTCCTACATGACTTTAGGGCTTTCGATTTTTACATGTCCTGAACGTGAGGCATACGTTTGTGTTCGTAAACAGTAGCTTCTGATGTGCCACCTTTCATTTCACCCAAACGCCCATCGTGATGACCCATGTGGCTTGCTTCACGCTCACCAATGCCATCAGCCTTCCCCATGCCAACTCCACCCATGATAGGCCTCTTACGCTCTCCTGAGGTATCAGAAGACAATGCACCCTTGGGAGCTTTTTCACCTGACATGCCAGTTTTATAGGTCTCAGTATCCTCTTTAGGAACTCTGACCTTTTTCATGCCAGTCATGTCACTTGATGTAACACCCTTTGGCTCTTTTTCCATTTTTGGATAACCCATTTTTAAATCCTTGCAAGGTTTATGGTATGTATACAGCCTTCATCACCCTCTGAGGTTTGCCACTTCTACCATTTCTTCTGTCTCCAGTGTCAATGATGAGCTTCTTCCTCAATAAGGCTTGATACCTAGCTGTAACACTACTATAGGGCAAATGATTCAGTTCTGCAAGCACTTCATCAGAAATACATCCATCTGGATGGCTTCTAATGACCTCCCAGACGATTTTTTCTAGGCTTTTGGTATCTACAGACACAGATGCCTCTTTTGACGTGTCT